CCTGGCCAACTATACAATTTTAATGAGACTTTCACAATCGAACCTGACCAAGGAGCAACTTGGCACCTTATCCAATGTCTTTCAGGAGATCAAACTGATGGATATGGTGGCGTCCCTGGAGTCGGGGTTAAACGAGCCGAAACTATCTTTAAAGAGAAAGGATGTTCATGGAAAACAGTCCTAGAAACTTTTAAAGAGAAAGGCTTGACTGAAGATGATGCATTAGTTAATGCACGACTCGCTAGAATTCTAACCGCTGATGATTATGACTTCAACAAAAAGCAACCAAAACTCTGGTCCCCCGCCTCCGATTACAAAATTAACTCTGGAGCAAGATCTAAAGTTACGGCAACTTGAATTAAAACTAAATAGTGGTGATTACGATATGAAAGATTTCACCACTATCTTTGTCGCCTTACAACATCAAAACTTTGTAATGGCTAACTCCATAAAAAACTTATTAAAAGAATGGCCAAAGGACCACCCTATTATCAACGAGGATCTATCGATGTTTGGGATTTTATTAGAGACCAAGGATTGAATTTCCACCTCGGTAATGCTATTAAATATATCTGCAGAGCAGGTCATAAGGATAGCAAGATACATGATTTAGAAAAAGCAATTCACTATTTAGAAAACGAACTCACCCATGAAAAGAACCTTTATTTCAGAGCAAGCCAAGGAATTCCGTACCAAGTACAATCTCCAGTCTTCGAAGTCGAAAGACAAGCGTTCTTATCAGAAGAATCTGATCGTAGAGGAATTTAAAGAGTTCCTTGAAGCTGAAGGTATGTTGTTCAGAAAAAATGACACAATCGAATCAGAAGCGTTAAAAGAATTAGCTGATCTAATCTATGTAGCCTACCAATATGCTGAGAATATGGGATGGTTCTTAGATGAAGCACTAGATAGAGTACACCAAAGTAATATGTCCAAGCTCGGAGAGGACGGTAAACCAATATACCGAGAAGATGGAAAGGTCTTAAAAGGACCAAATTATAAACCACCCAGTCTTACAGATTTAATTTAATGACCGCAGAACTAATCTCCCGCACTGGTCGGGTCCAATCATGGTTGGATAACCCAGAATCTAGACTCCCAGTGAGCTGTACCGTGTTTGTAGTCGAAGACTCGATGGAAGGACCAAACGGTATTGAAGCTAGCTGGAGGTTTGTGTCTCATGCATTAAGACATGGGGCAGGGTGTGCAGTACACCTTTCTAAACTGAGACCTAAAGGTCATGATAATGGCCGAGGCTTAACAGCTAGTGGTCCAGTTTCTTTCGCAAAAATTTATTCAACTTTAAATGAAACACTTAGAAGAGGTGGCGTCTATAAGAATGGGGCTGTTGTGGTCCACATGGATCTTGACCATCCCGATATTCTTGAGTTCGTGCAGCTTCCCCGTTCCGAAGCTCCCTGGATTAAACGTACCGTCGATATCAACCCCAGAAGTTGGAACACCACTGATGCCAAAATTAAAGATGCCCTCCTCTATGGAATCAAATCGGGGGACATCTGGCTTAACAAAATAAAATACGATGACAAAGCTAGGAGAATTTTTGGAAACGTTTGCCTCGAAGTATACCTGCCCTCACGAGGAACATGTCTCTTGCAACATATTAATTTCGGTGCCTGTGAAGTCGGGAACATCAAAGATGCTTTCGTACAGGGCATGTCCGAGTTGTGCAAGCTCCATAGTTCTACAGGTGTCGGCTCAACTGGAGAATATCTCCCTTCCGAAACGGACCGTCAAGTCGGCCTTGGATGCCTTGGATTAGCAAACTTATTAAGAAGATACAAGGTAAGTTATGAAGCCTTTGGTAATGCGTTAGCTGAAGTTAATGCAGGAGAACAGGCTTATGGAATTCCAGGTGAAATTGCAAAACAATTAAAACTTGGTATAGAAGCAGCCGCCTCAGTAGCTCGTAGTCATAATATGGTACGAGCATTTGCTATTGCACCTACTGCTAGTTGTAGTTATAAAAGCCAAGATTTAGATGGCTATACATGTACCCCAGAAATTGCACCTCCAATAGCTCGCTCTGTGGAGAGAGACTCTGGTACATTTGGTGTACAACACTATGATTATGGTAATGTAGAAATAGCAAGCGAAGTAGGTTGGGATGCATATAAGAAAGTAGCAGATGAGATAATGATAATGTTAAATAGCACAGGACTTCTTCACGGCTATTCATTTAATAGCTGGAGTGATGTCGTTACATACGACAGAAACTTCGTGGAAGAGTGGTTACTATCACCCCAGACCTCCTTATACTACTCTCTGCAAGTTATGTCGGATACTCAAGATAAAACAGATGCGTATGCAGCATTAGATAAAGATGAAGTAGAAGATTACTTGCAAGATATTCTCGGAAACGAGCCAGTAACTTGCGACTGTCAAGAATGATGAAAAAAGATCCTTATGAAAAATTACTTGGGAGAAAGCGAAAGTGGACTCCCGTACAAACTACAGCTGGCAAACTCAAGGAGGGTGCTGAAGAAACCATCTACCGTGCTCTTAGTTTACGGCATATGGAGCTACCAGTTGGCTCATTTATTACAGAGGCACTTGGAAAAGATGTTCCCGACTCTGCACGAGTATTGCTAGAATCAAACGTAACTGACGAGGAAAACCATGACCTTGCTCTTGGGTATATTGCTAATTCAATTGGGGTTGACCCGACTGCTGAGTACGAGGCGTTCAGACTTCGATCAGCATGGGAAGAACACCCCGACCACACCTTATTAAAAGCATTGGTAGCTGAACGTGCTATATTCTTTGTTTTATTGCCTTTCTTTCGTTTTTGTGGTGATGCTGGTCTCAGAACGGTATCAGCTGATATTTCCAGAGACGAACAAATACACGTGGCCACTAATAGCCTTGTATGTCTCGATATGGGGTTATCTCCTAGTCAATCTCTGGATAAACTTAGGAAGGCCACGATTAATTGGGTATTCCAACCCCTAGGTATAAATACTACCGATAAATATTTGGACAAAAATTTTTGGCTGGATGCGAGTGATCGATTAATGTATGAAGGGAAGGCACCACAACTTTCTGACACACAGCGAGCACGTATGCCAGCTTTCTTTGAACACTCAAATGTCAATCTCCCTCAATACGCTTAAGCTCCACAACGAAAGAGTTGATGAGCTTTTTGCAGAGGTCGAGGACCATTTTAAATGGCACCCCGTCCACCCAAAAGAACCAATTGAATCAATCATGTACCGTGCTGGTCAAGCCAGTGTGGTAGAATATATAAGAAACAAATTACAAGAGGACGAATAACATGTGTCTCGGAGCACCCAAGCCACCACCACCACCACCAAGGATGAAGCCAGCACCACCACCTAAGACAGCAGCTCCCCCTCCTGATATTCCAATGGCTGATAGGCTTGACGATGAAGAAACAGAAAAGCAAAAACTATCTACAAGAAAAAAGAAAGCCCTTGAAATTAAGAAGACAAAAGAAGGAGTTAAAACTTTAGGAGCTATTGATCCTGCTGCACAATTAAATCCTAACACAAACACCGCTCCATCATCTGGTATTAATACACCAACATAGGAGGTAATGTTATGTGTTTAGGATCTGGTCCAACTTATGAATACAAGGAACCTAAGAAAAAAGTTTGGGAAAGTGAATTTACATCACCTCCAGACACAGTAAATAATAAATTGCTAGGTCTTGGAGGAGATTATTCTCAGGAAGCTACTAAAAACTTAGCTCCTAAGAAAGCTAAATTAAAACCAATCAAACAATCAGAAAAAATAGTATCATAAAATTATGTGTATAGGAAATACAACAAGCCCTGCAGCATCTAATACTAATTATATTAATTGGAGAGATGATCAATGGGAAACTCCACAGGTAATACCAACTTCACCGACAGTATCTGATCCTGATAGACCAGTGACTCAAAAGAAATCATCTTTGAAAGCTAAATCTAAGAGTCAATCTAGTAAAACATCTGGAGGTACTTACTAATGTGCTTAGGAGGTGGAGGAGGAGGTGGCAGTAGTGTCCCTCAACAAGACCAACGTGATGCACCTGAAAATGAATCTCCAGCAGTAACAGCTAATAGAGATAGCCTTAAAGCTGATACCAGTGGGTTACCACCACGTCCAGATAAAGAATATCTAGGATGGCAAAGGGATGCAAAAAATGATCCAAATAATAAGTACCATAAAGGATGGATAAACCATGATGGTACAACTTACACACCTGACTGGGTGAAAGGATCAAGTCAATCAAGTAAAAGGTACTAATGAAAGCACGTGATAGATATTCTCAACTTACTAGAGGTAGAACACAGTTCCTTCATACCGCAGTTGAGTGCTCTAGATTAACGTTACCTTATCTTGTTCAAGAAGATCTCAGTTCACGACCTGAACATCAGAAACTACACACACCTTGGCAGTCAGTAGGAGCCAAGTCGGTTGTCAATTTGGCAGCAAAGCTTATGTTAGCATTGCTACCTCCACAGACAAGCTTCTTTAAACTACAGATCCAAGACAATAAAATCGGTGTAGAATTTGACCCAAAAATTAGGAGTGAAATGGATCTATCCTTTGCTAAAATGGAAAGGATGGTCATGCAATATATCAGTGCCTCTAATGATAGAGTAGTTGTTCACCAAGCTCTCAAACATTTGATTGTATCTGGTAACGCATTGATATTCATGGGTAAAGATGGTCTCAAAAACTATCCCCTTAACCGTTTCGTAGTTAATCGAGATGGTAACGGTAATGTTTGTGAGATTGTAACAAAGGAACTTATTAGTCGGAAGATACTCGGTCAAGATCTGCCAGTACCTTTACCTAATCCTCCAGGGGATGATGGATACAAGACAGGATCTGATGATCAAGACGTAGAAGTGTATACTTACGTCCGACTCGATGACAATGGTAGATGGGTATGGCATCAAGAAGCATTTGATAATATATTACCTGGCAGTCGCAGCACTGCCCCCAAGAATACTTCTCCCTGGCTGGTATTGAGATTCAATACAGTGGACGGAGAAGATTACGGACGGGGCAGAGTGGAAGAATTCCTTGGGGACATTAGATCCCTAGAAGGATTATCCCAGTCTCTTGTAGAGGGATCAGCTGCTGCAGCTAAGGTAGTTTTCTTGGTATCACCAAGCTCTACTACAAAACCAAAAACAATAGCCGATGCTGGTAACGGTGCAATCGTTCAGGGTAGACCTGATGATGTAGGTGTTATACAGGTTGGTAAAACAGCTGACTTTAGAACAGCACAAGAACAGATGATGAATCTGGAGAAGCGAATCAATGAAGCTTTCCTTGTACTAAATGTCAGACAAAGTGAAAGAACTACTGCTGAAGAGGTACGCCTCACGCAGATGGAATTAGAACAGCAATTGGGTGGGCTATTCAGTTTACTCACAGTTGAATTTTTAGAACCTTATCTAGATAGAACATTACATATACTACAGCGTAACAAAGAGATCCCTAAGATCCCTAAAGATGCGGTACGCCCTCAGATTATTGCTGGAGTTAATGCACTAGGTAGAGGACAAGATGAAGAAAGTTTAATTAGATTTGCTACAACTCTTTCACAAACTGTTGGTCCAGAAATGATGATGAAATTCCTTGACCCAGGTGAGTATGTTAAACGACTCGCTGCAGCTCAAGGTATTGATGCACTGAATCTTGTCAAGACGCCTGAAACTATGGCTCAAGAGAAGCAACAACAGATGCAAGAAATGCAACAAGGCGAGCTACTTAAACAAGCTGGCCAGTTAGCAGGTACTCCAATGATGGACCCAAGTAAGAACCCTGCTGTGGGTAGGCTTATGAATGACGGATACGATCAACTAAACCCAAATGCGAACAACCAAGGCGAGCCGCCCAACACGGGCGAAAAAGAAGCCCCTCCCCAAGGTCAGTAAACCTGAACCACTCAACGATACAGATGTTGCCAAGCGTACTGTAATAGAAGCTAAGGCACACATCGGACTAGACCCTGAGTTTGTAACTACAGTAGGTCTAGGTAACTTAAAAGTAACCACCGCTAACGGACTAAAGAATGACGGAAACACTGACGTATAATCCAGCTGAAGCTAATCAACCTGAGTTTACTTCTGATGAGCAAAACTCTTTAGAAGTAGCAGAGAAGTTAGGTCAACAGGAGGCAGAACTATACGCTGGTAAGTTTGAGAATGCAGAGGAATTAGAAAATGCATATCTTGCTCTCCAGAGAAAGATGGGTTCTGGTGATACTGATGAAGAGGAGCAATCTACATTAGATGAAGATGAGTATTATGATGAAGCAACCAGTGCAGGTATAGAACTTATACAGGGTGCGTCTGATGAATACTATGCTAATGAAGGACAGCTCTCAGCAGAAACTATGGAACAATTTAAGGAGATGAGTAGCAACGATCTTGTTAATGCATACATTGCAATACAAGAGAACAATCCTAACCAAGGAGGTTACTCAGCTGACTTAACTGATGCTGAAATGAATCAGGCCT